GAAATCCTTGGCATTATTTGTGGTTCTTGTCCTAGTGTCTCTGCCATATACTTCTATTCTAACACTAACTTCCGTTAACACAAATATTGGTAAGAGGTACGCAGATTGTAGGTAAGATATCTATGGGCTTATTGTCTGGCTGTTCAGGAGTGGGTTGTGCTGGGGTTGGGGGTTGTACCTGTTCTTCTTCGCTATCTCTGGGGGTAACACTTGGGCTAGGCTCTTGTTTACTAGTTACGTTTGACTGGGCCAACTTCTTTTTCTGTGCTTCCTCAAGTCTATCTATCTGCTCTTTAAGTTCTTTTATCCTCTGCTGTAAATCCTGTTCGGTAGCCTCAAGAATGTCGTATACGTTACTTCGGTAGGTGACGTTTACTACTCGGCCATACTTCACTGGGAAACTAACCTCTGTAATAGCTTGATACCTACCTGCTGAGTGGTCAAACTGGGAAGTCTTTATTGAGAATAGGTCGCACCTATCACCATCAATAGCTACGCTCTCAAGCTTATACTCACCAGCATATTGTTTAGAGTCTTCCTCTAGGCCCTCTGGTATAACGTAAATCTTGCGTTCACCGCTAGCAATGAAATCTCCTCTTCTGTCTCGGCATACCCGAACCGAAACGTCGTTATGCTCCTTAGTCGTAGAGACTGTCATTGAATAGTTGCGAACAAACCAGGTATCAGGTAGAGCATACTTAAATAACATGTAGTCAACAACCTTCACGACGGCTAGAGATATCAGGAAGTAGGCCAGAATGTGGGGAATCCTACTCTTTATAAATCTGAAGTTGATTCTAGCAAACATTACTTTCCCCCTCCCCAGAGGTTCTTGATGTTTCCTATTCCGAATAATACACCCCCAATAATACCATAAACAACAAGGGGAGTCTCTTTACCAGTGGCCGCACTGATACCTTGCAAGACTAGGATAGTTCCGAGGCAAAGAGCAATAGTTCCGACTGTTGGCCTAGTATCTGGTTCTTGGCTTTGAGGTGGTAGTTTTGTTTTAGTGTCTTCCATTGTGGTGTTTTTGATGGGCTATTATAACTAACATTCTACTAGTTATGAAGCCAACCATAAACCCCACGTACAAACCTATACCACCCGTAAGTTCCATCTTAAGACTCCTTTTCGCTATTGCCTTCTGACCCGAAGTTCTGTACACCAAAAGCTAGAGGTAGAGACTCAAGCCACTCTTCTGCTTTCTTTATGGCCTCCGCCTTGTCTTTGGCTTCTACTCCTATACTAATATCTCCGAGCAATACTGTCTTCAGTCCTTCGTTGAACTTATCGGTGCTAACTTTAGCGTTGGCTAGCAACTTATCTTTAGTCTTGTTTGATATCTTATAAAACTCTTCCATACAATATACCTCCTAAATATATGCTGATGTTGCTGTTATTCTAGCACCACCACCGAAGCCGTTAGTGTTACCCATAGTAGTCTGAATACTAGAGTAACCGAGCAAGTAGTATCTAGTCTTTGAGGCTAGGGATAGCTTCCTCCGCTTGTAGTGGTCTTGTGTGAGGGTCATAGTACCAGCACTTGTTTGGTCGCTGGAGTGCTGAGAGCTTAGCTCGGTGCTAGTCTCTGAGTTAGTAGTTGTGGACAGAGTCACTAAGCCAGTAACAAAAGTAGAGTTGCTGGAGTGTACCCTATAGATCGCCCTGTATTCTACGCTCCAATCACCAATGCCTATATAGAGGTTTGCTGTTGAGCCACTCGGAACGTAGTAGGTGTTATTGGTAGGTGTGTTTCCCTGCCTGGCGGAACTATCCAATATCTCTAACTGCCAGTTAGCTTCTTTAGCGTCAAAGCCAAAAGGTGCGTATTCACCAGAGTAGAAGATATCTGTGATTGCTTCGTTGTTAAAGGTAGTCCCAGTCTGGAAGAATATAGTAAGAGTGGTTGAGCTTACGGCGTGGATGATTCCGTATTTAGTGCCCCCTGTAGACTGGGTTATCTTGACCCTCATACCCTTCTGGTATTTGATAGTTGCGTCGGAAGGAACTGTAACAACACCTATCCTAGTGTCGCTATCCCAAGAGGAATAAGACCAAGCTTCACCGCTTGCAGTCCATCCGAAATCAGGTATGCCTACCAAGTCCCCTACAGTTACATATTTTGTTTGGCCCGCACTCTCATCAAGAATGGGTATCTTATCACCAGAGGCTATAGCTGTCCTTAGAAGTTGACCTAGTTGACTGATTTTCTTTGCCATATAATGTTTTCCTTGTTTACCTTTATACTACCACTTTAAGTTACTGTTGGGGAAGATGGGTTATTAGCTTGCTCTAGTGCTTCCAAGTTCCTCTTAATATCTTGGATTCTCTGAGGAGTCTTAGGCACTAGGACGTTCAAATCTATATCCATACTATTCACATTATAGGTTAGAGACATTGCTTGCATTGCAATCAAATCTAATATCTCGCCCAAACCAGAGAAGCCTATAAGCTCTCCTGGTGAGTTATCTTCTATAAACTGATAGTCGTTAATGTTATCTTCTGGCTGAACAATGGTCAGCTTACCTGAGTAGACTGGTGCGTTGCCCTTATCTATCTCAGACTGGGCCAATATCTCAGCCGAACTTTGAACAGTTACTCTGTTATCACTGGCCTTGAGCAACCCACGCCTTAGACTATTGATACTTGCTTGGTCAGTCTTTCTAATAAACAGAGCAGGGGTATTACCGCCAGAGAAGTAGACATCATTGACGAGTCTTAGAATTGAGCGTTTAATTTTGAGCTTCCCGATATCTAGGCCGAGGGTATACATCTTGCTTGGAGTCTCAGGTCTTGGGTGGAGGTGCATTAAGTTGCTGCCGAAGTCGTAGTACTCATACCAGTCAGCAGGGCATAGCTTAATAACCGCTAGGATTGCTTCAGCTAGTGTATTGGTCTTGAAGGTAACACTAACAATAGTGTGCGTAGGCTCAATGGTTTCAGGGGTGTAGTTGATTCTAGCCCCACGAGTACGGCCAAAGTCTACTAATTGCTTGAGGATATTGCTAGGGTCTTGGCTGTTGAATGTTACCTCAGTAGCTCCGCCTGGTTGGTAGACAGTGAAGAGGAGGTCTGCACCTACCAAGTTCCAAGCTGGGGAAGACTTACCATTGAGGGTGTAGAGTGCCCCGTTTGCGTAAGTAGTACCGAGCTGGAAGTAGACGGGGTAAGCGTGGTCTGGGGCTGATTCAAACTCTTCAGGTATGCTTACAAAGAACTCGTAGGTAGTGCCGCTGACTAAAGAGCTTGGGTCAAAGTAGAAGTCTAGGTCTTGCCAAGTATCGGGGTCGTCTGGTCTGGCCTGAACTACTGCTACTGCTGAGCCGAGTGTAGTGCCTGGTGTCCCTGGCGTAGTCCCATTAGTGAGGGTAAGAGTAACTGGTATATCTTTAACCTTACTACTCAACCACTCCGCACTTTGTTTCGCTCTCAACCTAATGCGGGCCACTGGAACGCTACCTGACATCTGGAATGTCTGGGCTAACTCGGTGTTGTAATATTCACCATACCCACGAATACCGATACTAGAGTCGGGGTTGCTGCTCACTGGGTTAGTAACCTTAGCGGTGTCAGCAGTCTCAAGCATTATGTTATTAAGCTCTTGGCTATGGGTAAGTAACTGGATTGCAGTATCTTCACCACCTCCAAAGTCTAGCTCCCATTCAGGAATATAACCTGAGAAGATAGGGCTTCCATCTGGTGCACCATCTTGAACGACTATCAGCTCTTGGTCTTCAGTGACCATAACTTCGTCGTCTTCAGTGAGGAGTTCTACAAGCTGGCCGTAGTAAGCTATAACGTCTACTTCGTTGTTAACGTCGGTATCAGTGCCAGGCCCTATACCAATCTGAGCAGCAAGGTCTACCTGTAATATCTCACTAGCCTCAGTAACTAAGTTCTCAGAGCTACCGACTTCTTCATACATTAAGTCCTCTACCGCTGTTGATTCTGAGCGTTCGTTCTGCTTGAGAGTGACGGCCATTGAGCTATGCAAGTTATTGATATCCCACTTAAAGCTAGGCTGAGAAGATACTCTCTTCCACTCTCCGATATAACCAGAGTTCTTTTCGCTAACAATATACCTAAACCTTTTGTTCTTAGGTAGTCGTTCAGTTGCGTTTACACTATAGACGAAACCTGAGCCGTACCCGTGAGCACTAACTGTTGGCGACCAAGTATAAGTAACCCTTAGCTCCATACTGCCTAAGTAGATATCTTGAGAACCACCACCGAGGGGGAACTTGTCACCCTTGATTCTAACTGCAATCCCGTCAATGGTTGCGTCTGCGGGAATATTAAAGCCGAAGCCTGTGGCCTTGATATAGTAGCTTCTATCAGTCTTGATTAAAGTGAAGTCTTCTTTTCTACCGACGGCTATAGCGAAGCCGAAGTCAGGAGAGTTAACAATCTCTGGAGTTAGTGTTGCACCCCATAAGTCAGAAGCCCCGCCGTAGAGCTGCGAGAACCCAAAGCCCAGCACCTCGTCAGCGGCCTCGTTGTTCGCAGTATCAATCTCGTTATCAATTACTAGGCTAGCGTTCCTCAAAATAAAGTCATCATTTTCAGACATTGTCATACCAGAGGCATAAGAACTGTCGTCTGCCTTTACGTTCTCTTGACCAATCCAAGGGCGAGTACCCTTTACTTCTTGGTCTACTATTGTTGGTAGGGTGTAGGAGGTGGTGACTGCCATAGGGCTACTCCTCCTTTATAGTCAAGTCTCCGCTAGCTACTGTGAACGTAGACCCTCCAGTCACGGCTACGGGTATATCAAAGCTTCCAAAGTATAGAAGGTTTCCGCCAGAAGAAGCGTCTCTAATACCCCAGTGGGTGACTGTGGTTGCTGGCATACTGGTGAAAGCCTGAGAGTTTGTACTTGCTATCTCACCGCCAGAAGATGAGCCTAGAGTTATAGACTTCCTAGCATAAGAACCACCCGCCACCTCAGTACCTACGTCTGCCTTAGTCGGGTCAGAAGTATAAAGGGCCAAGTACAGGGTAGCTGGTGCAGTATAAGCAGCCTTATTGCATACGTGGTCTATTACCTTTGTGGCTAGATATGATGATTTTTTGCTAGACATTTTATAAGTACCTCGGTTGGTAGGTTGCGTTAATATCTATTGTACGTGAATCAGCGTCATCTGAGTAGTCTAAAAGTCCGCTTCCTGGTGTCCACTCAGGCCATTCACCTACTGGGTTCAGGAGTTCGCCGTTATGGAATATCTGTTTATTATCTAGGTCAATCTCAAGAATGTCGCCATCTGCAAAGGTGTCGGTTATAGCAAGGTACTCGCTGGTAGCTGGGTTTCCTATAGTGATAGTAACGTCAGAGTCATCTGGTTCAATGGCTGTAAAGGTTATCTCAATTAGAGGGCTAGCTAAGTAAGTGCCGATATTATTGGTTGATAATTGCTGTGAGGCTGTAGTCTGAGCTGAGGCTGTGGCTAGAGTCTCTACAGTTCCGTTGTGAGCAAAGGGCTTCTCCATAAAGAACTGAGCACTGTAGCTACACCGAGTAAGTTCGCTCGCCCCTCTGGATATCATCACATTGTTGCACTCACTAGGATAGTATCTTGAACCCCCAGCCCAGCCTATCACAGTCTCGCCCTTCTGTTGGAGGAGACTAAGTTTAAGCTGGTCTATAGCTTGCTCAAGAGCTGAAGAGTCAGACTCTTTAATAGTCCCAGAGAGTGTATAACTCCTTGACCCGTAACGTCTAAAGACGGAGATAGCCCCGTCAGTTCGGGCTAGCTCTTCGCTTACAATCATTGAGTCTGGGCCTTGAAGAAGAGTACCTAAGTCAGTAACTCTGAATGGCCCGTCTTGTAGGTTCAAACCCATACTTGATACTGCTTGCATTATATTGGTACTCCTGTTAATTCTGTCATCTCTGAGTCTCTGTTGAGTCTGTCAAAGAAGGCGTTAGCTGCGGCTTCGTTCGCTATTGTTATATTGCCATAGAACTGATTGGTTGTGCTACTCCCAGCCATCCTTCGGGACTGGTCGGCTGTGAATACGTCTGCACCTTTAGGCAAGTTAACAAGCTCTGGGCCACGCTCACCAACCCAAGCCATACCACCAGAGAAGTCACGTACACCAGTAGCAAAGCCAGGGATAACATCTTTAACCTTTCCTAGCGGGCCTGGTATATCCCAGTCTCCGAGCTTGTCTCTAATCAACTTACCGATATTGCTAATAGCGTCTACCATCTTTCCAGGTATGCCCTTAACAAACTCAACCGCAGCAGAGAATGGGGCTGTGAGCTTATCCTTGATACCGCTAGCGACGTTTCCAATCTTTGCACCTATATCACTGAAGAACCCGCTAATCCCGTTCCAGACACTCTTTATAGTATCTAAGGCCCATCTAAACGGCCTGGCTAAGAACTCCCCGATAGGTTGGACTACGGCCATTATCAAACTAATTACTGTGGCAATAGCTACAAGTATTAGCTGGAAGACGAACTTAACTACATTGAATATAGCCATAAAGATAGTAGACCAGAAGTTATAGAGTAGCTGGAGGTAGTTGATAACCACTCCGACTACAGTACTTACTACCCCTATAATGCTGGTGAGAATATTGATGAACCAAGTTATAACCCCAATAATTAAGTTGAGTACGTTGATTGCTATCCATATTGCAGCTACAAACATTATCCCAAGGACTGCCCCGACTACCTTTAGTATTGGTAGAAGGATAGGGGCGAGTACGTTTATTAGTCCCCATATTGCAGGAAGAAGCTGAGTGACGAAGGTGTCAGCTAGGGCCTTAAGACTTGGAAGGATGAACTCAACAGCTTGCTTGAGAATACCGAAGGCAGTCTTACCAGCACCAACTAGGGTATCAAAGACCTCTCTAGCAACACTGGCTATCATTTCAATCTGGCCCACCCATCCTGCGGTGGTGATATCTGGGTCTTTGAAGGCCTTTATAAATACATCTATTGCGAGCTTAGCGTCTCCGAGGAAGTCCTTGACCTTCTCAATAACCTTACCCCAGCCACCCATCTTGTCGGCTAGCTTATCGGCGAGGACGGCGAGCAACGCACCTGCGGCCAACCAAGGAATCAGCGGGGCCATAAACGACCACATTGCACCAGCGGCAGTAAGCAAAGCAGGGACTAGGCCCATTAAGATTGCACCTACTAGCGGGACTATTACACCCCTGTTCTCTTCAAACTTATCTTTAAGCCAAGCAACTACTCCACCTGCCTCTTGCATATCCCCTACTATCCTAGAGAAAGCGTCGACCAAAGGAATCAGAGCGTCTACAATGGCCTTACCTACTGTCTCCTGCAAGTCCCCGAAAGTGTTTTTTAAGATGGTTAGCTTACCTGCGAAAGTTCCACCCGCAGCCTCGGCACTTCCACCGAACTCTTTTTGAAGCTCCTTCAAGATAACACTCTGAGCACCAGCAGTATCGCCAGCAGCAACCATAGCTTCTACTTGTTTCTTCTGTTGGTCGGTGAAGGTAACACCGATACGTTGCAACTTAGTAAGCCCAGCAGCAGGGTCGTTCAATGCCTTACCCAACTGCATTGCTGCCTGTGCACCATCCATTCCGAGGGCTTGGGCCATATCTAGTGCGGCGGCTGTAGCGTCTTTCATAACTCCACCTTTAATGTTGGTGTAGGTTAAGAGCATTGATTGAGTAGCCATCACCGCTTCGTCTGAGAACTTAGTAACAGACTGTAGGGCTGTGGCTTGTTTCTGTAGCTCCTCTGAGGTTACACCCGCTGCACTACCAGTAGACTTAAGGACTGCTTCTAACTGAGCTGAGGCTTGCTCTGCTTCCATATAAGCGTCAACACTAGACTTGGCAAAGGCGGCTACACCTACACCTACTGCGGTAACACTTGCGAGCAGGGCGGCAGAAGGGGCTTTGGCTGCATTGAAGTTATCGGAGAGGGACTTACCTAGTTTGTTAGCGTCATCACGTACAGCGTTTAAGACCTTAGTGGCCTCGTTCTTGGCTCTTACAATGATTGAAAGTTCGCTATCATTTCCCATCTTTTATTTTGTCCTTGGTGCTTTTTTACTTTCTTCTGCCCTGTATTTGGCTTCTTCGTTCATTATAATACTTGTATAGGCTAAGAACCAAGGCGGGTTAGAAAGGTACTGTTCGTAAGTCCAGTTCTTTTTATTGCAGATTTGGGCTATTGCTAGACGGGCAGGAAGCTTGCCCTCGCTCTGCCTGAGCGATAAATAGTAGTCTTCCTCTAGCCTTTTTTTTCGTCTTCGTCTGGTACTTTGTTTTCTTCAGCCAAAGCGTTACAAGCTTCAAGAACAACCTTGTAGTCAACAGGTCGCATATTTACTATGGCCTCAACGACTCCTTCGCCCTTGATTGTCTCGCCACTCTCATTGAAAGTAACAGATTTAACAGCGTGTTTAATTAAAATCTTTTCTCGGTCTTGACCAATAGTAATAGGAATACTTCCCATATTTACATCAATCTTATCCTTAGACTTCTCTAAGTCTTTGGCGTTCTTAGCGTCCATCTTAGAAGCGTCAACAGTGATGATATCTTTGAAGGAAGCCTGAAGTTCCATCTCCAAAGCTTGTGATGTGTAAGGGTTCAAAGTTACAATATCCTGTCCTACTGGGGTGACTACAGTACCTTTTGTCTTGCTAACATTTTCTGACATATATTTTGCCTCCTAAAGCTTAATGTCTTATATTATACCAAACTAATAATCAGTTCCGTCGTTCTCGTTAGTTAGTCTGGCACTTACAATCTCACCTTCGGTTAGGTCGTAGTAAGCTTCAAAGTTAATGGTCTGCAACATCGCTTCATTGTTATCAAAGTTTCGCTCGTGGCTTTCAAACTTAACCTTAGCAAAGTCAAAGCGTAGGGCTGGTGTGTGTGAACCGCTTGAACCAATTACAGTAGGGTTGTTAGCTTCAAACCTAAAGGCTTTTCGTAGGCCAGTATTAGCCCAAGTCTTGTGAGTGGTGTTATCCATATACGCTTCAAAGCTACCAGTGAGGGCGAACTGCTTGTTGACAATGTCTTCAGGCTCTTGTGAACCGAGGATATACTGAGCTTCTGCGTTCTTATTGAACTCCATATTGACGCTTCGTACTGGGACTTCTGAAGGACCATCTAGGCCAGCAAGGTCAGTGGCAAACTTAACAGAAATGTCGTTAGGTATGAACTCAAAGTCTTCGGTGTGGGCCACAGTGTTTGAAGCTGAGGCACTCTTCTTAGTGATGAAGCTAACAGTTCTCTTGAGGTAGTTATCTACAGCGGCTTCAATAGCGTAGGTGTTAATCATACCGAGGGCAAATCGGACATCTTCGTTAGCGTCCTTATAGGCAAGAGTCAGAGATTTATGCTGGTTGTTATTAGCTAGAGCGTAAGTGTGGTCAAATACATCAGTGGTAGTTCGCTCTGCACTTGATGGGGAAGCTCCGAATAAAGCAGTAAGTTCAACTCCAATAGAGTCAACAAACACCTTACCTTCAACATCTCCTTCACCCCAAAGGTGTAGAATGTCTGACTCGTTGTTCTCGGCAATGTGGCCTAGCCCTGAGTCGTTCTTAATGTATTCAACTTTGTCATCAAGGCTGTAACCCTGTACTGGTACGAAGTGTGTAGGTGCTACAGAAGTACCTCTAGTAGCCTCAACTCCGATTCCTACGCTACCAGTTCTACCTATAATTCTTGCCATTGTATTTACTCCTTAGTTTGCTCTTGCTTATTTTCTGATTTTAGCTTTTCCTGCAATAGATTATCCGCTTCTTTGCGGTCTTTTGCAAGAACAACTATCGGAGTTTTTCCGTCTGGCTGAGGGTAGTTGAAAGCCTTAAGCTTGCGAGGTCTTTTAGTCTCTTCGCTTACTTCGGTCTTGACTTCTTTTTTATCTGTGGACATATACTTTAACTCCTATAATATCATATTAGCATTTTAGTTCAGAGGCGACAACCTTGGTAGGTGTGTTCTGACGTTGAACCTAACTACTGCCTCAACAGAATATATGCCAGGCCCTCGTCTATTTACTCCGAGGCCATAGCGAACCTGTATCTTTTCGTTTGGCCCTACGGCAATCCAGAGCTTATCATCTAGGGTTTGATTGGCCCTTAGAATACCAAGTACACTGTTGGCTGCTATCTGGTAGGTATCTTTGTCTCGCTCCTCAATAATCTTATATAAACCAGGTGAACCCGCTACCACATCAGAGGCTCTAGTGAGGTCTTTGGTGTAGTCATATAGAACAGTCAGGGTCATTGGTAGTAGGTGGTCGTCTTCCATATTGCTCGCTGGCCCTACGTCAGTAGCGTCTTTGGCAATGCTAATCAGCGGTAGGTCAGACTTCGGGGCAATCAGAACGTCACCATTAAAGTACTTCTTAATATTCTTCGGGCCATCATCACCCCTGAAGAGGTCTAAGAGTTTCTCAATTATCGGGTCTCGGTATTTATCCATTGTTACTATTCCTTATAACTTCTATTATATATTGTTGGAAGGTTTTTGTAATGTAGTCTTTACGTTCTTTATCTAACATCATCATAACACGACGAGGTAGCTTGCTTCTTGACTCTCTGCTCTGGTGGTACTTGAACTTAGGGTCTGTGTTAAAGAGCTTCACAAAGTCCCTATTAGACTGGCTCTCAAACGAGTTACGCATATCCCCGCTATCTTCTAACAGAGGGTGGCCGTAGTCCTTCTTAGGTGCTTGCCATCCACCGAACAAACCGCCTCTCTGTGAGAAGTTAAGTTGCCAGGTATTGAGTAGCTCATCTGATATCTGTGAGAAGGGGTCAGTCCAGTCATCAAGGTCGTCAGCTACAATCATCAAGCGTCTATCTAGTGCTGCAACCCCTTCGTCGTCAGCGTAAAGTTCAATCATATCTTAGCCCTCCTATCCGTTATGTTTGTGGAAGAAGTAGTCGTCAGGTGGAGTCTCAGGTAAGCAAGCGTCTAGGTCGGTGTTTCGGTGGAAGAGGTTGCCGTCTGTAACGTGAGTACCTGTAACAGTAGTAGCTCCAGCACTCTCATTGGAGTAGTCTGTTATCCACTGGGTTATAAGCTTATTAGCTTCGGCCATCTTCTTATATCCGTCTTTGCTGGTGAGGTCTGTGTCTGCACTAGAGCCGTAGTCTTGGATTAAGATTAGCCCTGCACAATATAGAGATAGAGCAGTAGTGAAAATAGGAGGCCAGTCTAAAGGCGTAGCGGGGTCTGCTGGGACTATTAAACTATTGAAGAGGATAACATCAGCTACCCTAGTTCCAAGCCAGCTAAGCCCTTCCAGGCGGTTCTGCACCATATCCTCTTTAGTGAGGACGGAGTAGTAATAGTCAGCGACTACAGTAGCGTCTGCTGGTGGTGCACCAGCCAAAGCAAAAGTGCCGTCCTCGTTGACTGAGGTAACGGCTGCAACTACATCATTGACGTAGACTTTTACGTGGCTAATTGCAAGGGTATCGGTGTTGTCACTAGGAATCAAGTTAGGGTTCTCTGCGTAGAAGGTAGCATTAGAGCCGTTCGCTGGGCCTCGTAGTTCTTCCTTAAGGGCTTGGTGATAAACTCCAGCCTGTTTGCGTATTGCTTTTAGGGAGACTTGAGCTGAGGCTAGCATTGAAACTACCTCTTGCTTTCTTTAGCCTCTACAATAGCTTGAGCTACAGTCCTTTTATTAGAGTATTCTTCAGGGTCTAGTTCTTCCTGGATAGCCATAGCGTCTAGTTCATCACGGCTATAAGTCTTCACTAGCGTGTCAACTTCGTTTTCCTCATCCGAACCTGTAATCTTTTCTTCTTTGACAACAGTGCTATTCTTAGCAGCTTCAGCCTTAGCAACAGGGGCATTGACTGAGTGGGCTGCTTCATCTGCTCCTGCTGAGACTCCCTTCTTCTCGCCCTTTCGTAGTTCAAAGTGTGTGTCATCCTTAAAAGCTCTAACCTCATCCTTAGTTAACTTTAGTACTTGAGCTTCACCACGAGCGAACTGGCGACCAGCTCTCCATCTTCCAGCACCAGGGAAAGTGTGGCTTAACTTTACTGTGTAGACTTGCTTCTTTTCTTCTGACATACAACCTCCTTATGATTTTATCAGTGTGAGGGGATTTCTCCCCTCGGACACTAGGGCTTAGTAGACTAGGTTACTAAAGCACCATAGGCTTTTTGGTAGAGGCCGTAACCTGCGTTACCTCTCCAGTACGTGCCGTAGACGTTCTTCTTTCTCCAGAAGTGTTCAGAAGAACCTTCTTCTAGGGCTTCCATCTTTACGAACTCACGCTCTTGTAGGATGAAAGGCTTAACTACTCCGTTGGTGTTAAGTAGATACCAGTTATTAGTATCAGTTAACCACGCTGTAGCGAGGATACGAGCCTTCTTGTAGTTAGTGTTATTAGCACCACTGGCAAGGAACTCAGCCTCAATCAACGCTTCGGCAGCAGCTTGTAGGTCTACTGGGATTACCAATAGCATATCAGGGTTTTGGTTGATAGGGCGACCTTGGTCATCCTTCATCTTCTGCAATGCTAGTCTTCCAGCGTTGAAGCTAGTTGAGTCTAGGGCAGCAGTTCCCTTATTGCTTTGAGTAGTTCCAGTGTTTCCTACTGGGTGGTCAGTATCAAAGAAGTACTGGCCGTCGTAACAAAGCTCTGTAAATCCACCAGGTAGAAGTGTTCCGAAGATTAGCTCATCTGGGAAGAGAGCTGCACTTTCACCGATTGACTTAGCAAGAGGCCCAAACTGTCCAGTCTGGTCGTCCTTGATATCAGCGTGACTGACTTCAATAGACGCTTCGTACTCTTCGTTTTTTAGAGTGTAGTCATACTCTAAGAGCTTCGCAGGGATTCTTTCCCCGTTCATTTTACGCATACGAGGGACTTGTCCCAACCACGCATAAGTTTCGCTTCTTTGGTTTGAAGGCACTTTAGTCGCTACTTCGCTCCAAGCTGGGTTCGCATTAGTGAATCCATTTTGGAAGTTTGACTTTAGGCCTGGTAGTAAAATTGTTTCCATAGTGTTTTTCTTTCTATATCCTTATATTACCTGCCTAGTGAAGCTAAAGCAACACGAGCCTTTGAAGCAGATACTACTTCAACTATCTTACCGACAATAACGTCGTTTGTTAGGTTAGCGGCTAGGTCAACAGTTTGGTCATCTGCCAAGTATACTGTGTCCATATTATTAGCCTGAGTTAGTGAAGCGGCACTTGCAACAGTGATTACTCCGTTAGTTCTAACTTTAACTACCTTCGCTCCGTCAGCTCCGCTAGTGTTGTCAACAGTCTCGTCAGCAACACCTACGAAGAAACAGTTAGTAGTATCTGCACCAGGTACGGCATACCCAGCAGCATTTACCATCACCAAAGCACCTTCGTAAATCTTCACAGCTTCCTCTACAGGAAATGCAAGAATCTCGCCTGGTTGTCTTCGTACATCTTTTATATCAGCTAGTGCTGTCATAATGTCTTAACCTTTACTCTTTACTTTTAATTTCTTCTTCAGTTTTTTTGAAAAGCTCAGGGTCTTCCTTTGCTTGTCGGTTATACTCTTCACGGCTTACTCCAGTGGCTTCTAGTCCCTTGAGTTCGGCCTCAGATAGTAAATCTGCTGGGGCTTTGTCCTCGTCAGAGTCGTTGTCGTCTCCGTCGCCAGACTTGCCTTCTTCACTAAATTTAACAACTTTAGGGCCAGCTTGCAATACCTGATTAAACAGTTCGCTCAAAGATATCTCTTCTTTCTTACCATCTCGGCTTAGAGAAACCTTCTTAGAACCAGCAGTTTCGGCAAGAGCTACCATAGCAGCCTTGTAGTTTTCTTCTTGTGCAGGAGTGATTTTACCTTCACTCAAGAGAGTAGTATAGGAGTTGTTAACATCATTAGAAAGCTTTTCTTTTCTCAGTCTTGAGAGTTCTTCTTTCTCAGTTTCAGAAAGGTCTTCATCCTTATCCTCATCTCCTTCACCATCCTTGTCATCACCATCAGAATCTTTGTCTTCGCCGTCCTCATCTTTGTCTTCATCCTCCTCGTCGCCCTCTGGGGCTTCAGATTCTTCAATGAACTTTTCAATAGCTTCAGCCTGGTCAGCAGGTACTTCTACCTCTTCGCCAGCCTCAAGTACTTTTTCAACACTGTCATCTTCAGTAGTGACAGTAATAGTTACTGGGTAATCTTTTGTGTTTGTAATCTTTTTAACTTCTTCCATATTAGCTTTGTTTAACTCCTTAACTTTAGCTTCGCTTAACATTATAACACCATTGGCTTTGCCACCAGCAAGAGCCGTAGCGAGGCCCTTGAGGGCTTCACTAAACTTACTCTCTTCACCAGTCTTCTCAAATCCAGACATCCCTTTTAAGTAAGGGTTGTTAACTAGTGCAACGTGCAATAGTGTTGGGCCGTGCTTGTCACCCTTGAGGGTGTCCATATAATCCCAGTCAAAGCAAATAGAAACATCAAAGATAGTTCCGTTCTCAATATCAGCAAGAGTCTCAGTGCGTCTAATATCCAGGTAGCCATAAAGCCCGTCCTCTTTAATCTCGAGTTTAATAAGCTCCCCAGCATTTCGGTCTACCTGGTCAGTATGGTCAAGAGGCACGGGTACTTTGTCTATAACCCCAGCATTGAAGTTCTTAACAATCTTCTCGGCCCAGGCCTTATCAAGTATCATCTGTTCGGTAGGGTCGTAAGGGTCAACCCACTTTTCAAATCTAGCTATCTGTTTATAGAAAACAGTGCCTACTACATCAGAGGCCAAAGCCCTCATCCCAGCACTGAATAGGTTTACTGTATTGCTCTTGCTCTTTTTCATAACTAGATTTAATCACTTGAGCAAGGTAAAAGACAATACCTACTTCTTGCTCTTAGATGGTTTAGCAGGTTTAGTAGCTGGCTTCTTCTCTTGAGCTTTCTGCTCTTGATGATTGATGTACTCAATTAGAATCTGAACGCAAGCCTGAATCTGTTGGTGTTCACCAAGAGTTCTAGGTGCGTCTTTAGCTGCGTTTGCGATTATTGTTAGTGCTCTTTCAGGTGTCATAATATGCCTCCTATATTATTTTTACTCTTCTGATTCTACCACTTCTTCAGCAGGTTTCAAAAGCTTCAGGGTAGACTCAATGAGATTACGCTCAACAGGAGATATCTCTTGCTGTAACCTCTCTTCCAGTCGGGCTATCTGTGCTTCTTTCTTTGCCTGTTTCTGTTGCTCTGTCATA